CCGCATTGGCAGGGCTTCCAGCGATGTGCGCTCTTTGTGGTGGTAGGACATCTCGTCAAACAGATCGACGATGTCATCCAACATGGCTGACGCCTCGCGGTCGGTGGGGATTTCGATGCGCTCACCATAATGCTCCACGCGGTTGCTGGGCTTGGTCAGATCAAACGATCCCCCCAGCGCAAGTTGCTGCATGGTCATCTTCATTGCCTCTGGAAATTCTGTCTTTTTCCAGCCCTTCTTGGTGGGCGGTGCGGTTTCCTGTTCAATGCACAGGATTGCGCGCCCCATAAAGCCCGTTGTGGCCGCTTCGAAGTTGACCAGATCGTTAAAGTTCTTTTCCGTGGTGTAACCCGTCATGGCGAGGAACGGGCGGTCGATGCCCGCGTCCAGCGTGTCCAACTGGTAGGTGATCGCAGCCGCACGGGACAGCATGGTGGGCGTTTCACCCTTCTCTTCCATGTACTTTTCGACCTGCATCAGTTCCTTGCGAAGGTGGCCGCGAATGTCTTCCTTCAGATCGCCCGACACCATCAGCCTGCCATCGGCCTTGGAATAGGCCGACATCAGCAAGCCAACCACGCCTTCCAAGTACGATGCACCAGACTTCTTAGCCCCGTTGATCTTCTGAAAAAGAAACCCAACCTCGTCCATCATATAGGCCGCCATTTGGTGGCGGGTGAGGTTGCGCGCGATTTCCTGCTCAGACTTGATGGTGCCATGCACCGCAGCCGACACACCGCAGTGCATCAATATTTCGGCGGACGCGCTCAGAATGCCGTCTTTGCCCGACCCTGACGATGCCACGTTGAAAACGAACAGGTTGGTGGTGGAACGGTCGCGGTCGTCGCGGTAGCGTAGCCCAAAGGCTACGCCCATCACCCAGATCGCGGACATGGCGGCAAGGGCTTCCCGCTTTCGGCGCGTCCTGCTTTCAATCCACTCTGCAAGCTTCCCTGCAAAGCCAGGCGGGCGACGAAGATCGAAAGAACTGGTGTCAATGGCCTTCGGGCCGGAATAGACTTCCGGCACTTGGAACTCGAACTCCTTGTTTGGTGTGAACGTGACAGGCTGGACGTAGCCACCCTCTTCAGCGTAGTGCATCAGGGTGCCAAGGGTCACGGGGTTGGCCGACCGACCGAACGAGTGCCACTTGGTATCCATTTCTTCGGTGTCGTACTTGGCGCTCTGTTGTGACCAGCGGTCCCAAAGGTCAAACGCAGCCCCCCCCGTTGCATGGTGTAGGGCCATGCCGATCTTGACCCAGATATCGTAGTCGTCAAAACCGCGCACATGGGATAGCATCTCGGCCAGTTCCGCATCGTTCACGTCCACGATCTTGCCGCCCAGATCGGCACGGTGGCGCTCCGGCACCCGCAGCATCTCCAGCAGAGCCTCTGGCACCATGTCGATGTCATCGGGCGATCCATACGCGATCTCATAAGCCTGACCACTGGAGTGCATGGAACCCGCGCCAACGACGAATGCCGCACCAGACTTGAAATCTAAGCCTGGGTAGTCGGCCAGCTTGATCACAAGCGCCACGTCTTCGGGGACGCGGAAGAAGTAATGTTTGGAGCCGCCCCCACTGCCTGTGTTGACGATCAGGCCCGATCCGGCCACCTCTGGGACCGCTTCCAGCAATTTGGCGAAGCTGGCCACGCCATTGTTTCGCGCGTCCACATCAACGACAAGGACGCCACGCAGGGCGATGCCGTAGCCAGTTTTGAACTGGCGCATCTCCACCATGGTATCTAGCTGCTCTTCGGACCAGTGCGGTGTGTGTTGCCAATTAGACACACGCGGATGTTTGAACAGCGACTTTTCAGGGCAATGGGGGTTCCCGCACTCGCATTTCCCGCTTTTGTCACGGCCATATAGCCCAAAGACGCGAAATCCAGCCTCCCAGAAGATGCGGTATTCCATTCCTACGCTTTATCCCCACCGAACAGGTGTTTTTCAAGCTTTTCGATGGTGGCCAGCGAAAAACTTTGGCCGCCACCCTTGGCGATATTTCGGATTGTATTGGGGTGTAGACCCGTTTCTTCCGCGACCACAGCCAGCGGACTTTTCGGCACATGCTTGGCGCGTTCGTTCAAAGCCGTCCGTATGCGTCCGACCTGATCCGCGATTGCAGTCTTGATTTTTGTTGTTTCAGACATTTTTGGTTTGTTCCTTTCGGTGAACACAGCCTGTTGACATTGTCACAAGCTCTATCTAAGGTCAATGGTGTTGGAAAAAGGAGAAAAGCGGAATGTCCGTATTAGACCAAATTGCAAAACCCAAGCCACGGCCTCTTGCCGTGACCATCATCGGGGAGGCGGGACTGGGGAAAACTTCCCTTGGCGCGTGTTTCCCAAAACCGATCTTTATCAGGGCCGAAGATGGCTTGAAGTCGGTCACCAACAGCCCCATGCCAGATGCGTTCCCAGTTCTGTCTTCAGTCGAAGACCTGTGGCCGCAGATTTGGGCTTTGGCCAAGGAAGAGCATCAGTATCAAACACTGGTGGTGGACACCGTGTCAACGCTCGACACGATGTTTATTGACTGGGTGGTGGAAACCGACCCAAACAAGCCCAAGAGCATCAACCAAGCACTTGGGGGCTGGGGCGCTGGACCGAACATGGTGTCCAGCCAGCATCGTCGCCTTCGCAAGGGGTGTGAATATCTGCTGGATCGCGGCATGAACGTGGTTTTCCTGTCCCACGCTGACACCACGACCGTCAGCCCGCCCGATGGTAGCCAATACACGAAATACACCATGCGGATGCACGAGAAGTCGATGCAACCGTACATCGACAACGTCGATCTGGTGGGCTTCCTACGCTTGGAAATGTTTACCAAGGGCGATGGGGACGTGAAAAAAGCCATCTCCACGGGGGATCGCCAGTTGGTGTGCCACGCCATGGCCGCAAACGTTTCGAAGAACCGTTTTGGCATCACAGAACCGCTGGAAGTAACGCCTGGCGTGAACCCGCTGGCGGCATACCTAATAACAAAGGGAGAGAAAAAATGAGTGATTTCTGGGGACTATCAGAAGGCGGTAGTGCCGCCGACAACGTAAGCGGCGAGTTTGACGCTGGTGGCGGCAACATGCAGCCCATCCCGTCCGACACCAATGTGTTGGCGGCGATTGACGAAGCCAAGTGGGCCAAGAACCAGAAGGGCGACGAGTTTATCTCGCTGCGCTGGTCGGTGATCGGGCCTGAAGAGTTTGCCAACCGCAAGATTTTCCAAAAGCTCTGGGTCACTGACTTTGATCCTTCGGCTGCGGCGAAGGGCGAAGACAAGGCTGTTGCCAAGCGCGACAAGGCCAAGAAGATGCTTGCGGCCATTGACAGCAACGCGGGGGGCAAACTGCTTGCCAAGCCTGTCATGCCGACCGACGAAAGCATGACGCTCCACCTGACCAACAAGCCAATGATCATCAAGGTCATGCTTTGGGAAATGACCGACCGCATGACGGGCGATGTCGCTCGTGGCAACTGGGTTGGCGCTGTGTCGTCAAAAGCTGCTTCCAAGGTGTCGTCGCCGGAAGAGATCGCCAAATCCAAGTCTGAAATGGCGCACCATCAAAGCAAGTCGGCTGGCACTGCGTCTCGCCAACGCAATGCTTTGGACGATGACAGCATCCCATTCGCCCCTTGCATGATCTAAGATAACGGGTAGGGGCTTCGGTCCCTACCTACCACCCCAACCGCAAGAGAGTAAAAATGGAACAAAGATCACAAGAGTGGTTTGATGCCCGAAAGGGCCGGATCACAGGGTCAATGGTGGGCGCTGCCCTTGGCCTTGACCCCAACACCAGCCGCGATGAGGCGATGAGGCGCATGGTGCGCGCCTATCAAGGGCTGCCCAGTGAGTTTGAAGGCAACATTGCCACATCGTGGGGAACCAACCACGAAGAAGAGGCCCGCGAGGCGTTTGAGTACGATCAGGGGTTGACGGTTACCTCCGCCACCTTTGTGGTGCATCCCAAACTTGATTGGCTAGGTGCAAGCCCTGACGGGTATGTCCGCGACTATGCCTTGCTTGAGATTAAGTGCCCCTTTGGCCTGCGTGACAAGCTCAAGCCCGTGGCGTTCAAGACCATAAAGGAACAGCCGCATTACTACGCCCAGATGCAAATCCAAATGTACTGCACTGACCTCGTGGCTTGCTATTTCTGGCAAT